TTTTGCCGGGGCTCATCGAAAACAATTGCCCAAGCACTTGTATTCCTTTTGTTGCTTCTGCAATTACAAAGTTAATAAGCCTAACGATGCCGCCTAGCGCAGGGCCAAGAACCGTGTCAAGTGATCTAACCAAGTTGCCGATTTGGTTAATCATTTTTGTTATTTCGCTTGATACCGTACCGCCTAATTCTTCGGTGGCCTTTTCTGCTACACCGCTAGCGTTGGCTTGCTTAACAACGTTTTGATTGTATTTAACAAGGTCATCATTGACCAGTGGGAGAATTGCTTTAAGCGCATCTACGCTGCCAAACAACTTAACAAGCTGCGTAGTGCTGCCGCCTGTTTTTGTTTTTACTTCTTCGAGTAAACCACCAAACCCCTTGGCGCGTAATCCTGCTTCGTTAAATTGTATGCCCAGTGATTTTGCAAGCTCTTCCGCTTCTTTGCTTGGCTTTAGGATTGAAACTAATGCTTGGTTTAGTCCAGTAAATGTTGCTTCGACTGGCACACCTTGCGCGGTTATTGTGGCTATAGCGGCATTCATTTCATTAATGCCAACGCCTGCAGCTTTGGCCGTAGGGGCAAGCCTACCTATTAAACCGGCGTATTCATTTAATATAATTTTGCCATCGTTTTGAGTTTGTATAAAGCCATCTACCAGTGATGCGGCTTCATCTGCTGATTTGCCATAAGCGTTAAGAACGCTGGTTACAGCATTGCCAACAGTGTTAATGTCTGATAGCCCGCCTGTTGCGCCTTTGGCTGCAGCTTCCAATACCTTTGTGTTATCTGCTGCATTAGCAAAGCCAGACGAGGCTACATCATAAGATGCTGTTAATAATTGAGTTTGCGAAAAAAGACCTCCTAGCTTTTGGCTTAACCCTAAAAGATTGCCTTCTAATGCTTTGCTGTCTACGCCAAGTGTGCGGACTGCTGCCGCAGCCTTTTCCGCTTCGTTAAATCCCTTGAAATATCTTCTTGCAACATCTGCGACCGCTAGGCCGGTTCCTAGATTTGATAATGCGCGGGCAAGAACATTGATTTTGCCAGTAGAGGCTTGTGCCGAATCGCCAAGTTTAATAAACCTGCCGCTTGAGTCACGCAGCTTGCCGTCAACACCCTTAAACGTTTGCTCAAGTTTGCTGCCGGCGTCATTAACCTGCCGCAGCTTGCCAACAGCACCGCGGCTGTCAACATTAATGGCGACATTAGCGACAACCGACACAGCCGACCTACCGTCTTCGTTTCATTCTACGCTCCTGCTCTTCGTTTCGCAGGTCAAAGTAACAGCTCCATAAAAGCACCTCTTCCATTGTTACCTCTTGGTTGAGCCGGGCTAATGAATAGCCAAGCTCTTTTGCAATACTAAGCTGCAACAACAGCAGGTTATCTTTACTTAGCTCCCGCTTTAATGCTTTTCATGTCTACCTCTACCTCTTCAGGGTTGCTAATAATCGCAAGCATCAGTTGCTGCAGGTCAGCATCGGCAACTTCATTTTTAAGCTCAGCTGCATCACCTGCTGCAAATAGCCGCTGCCCTGTTTCATCAGCGGCTTTCATGATCAGCAGGTTTAATGCAAACCCATTGGCATCATCACCGCCGGGCATCTTCTGCGCACGTTCGCGTTCGGCCATTGTAAGCGGCGCCGCCCACATCTCAAAGCTGGTGCCATCACCTAGGGTAACGGCACGCTTTACAGGTGTGAGATTAGCTGCTTTCTTAAGGCGTGCTAAGGCTGAATTTGTCATACGGTTGTACTGAAGTCAAATGTAGGAGCGCCAGATGGGCGGAAGGTAATTTCTACCTGCTGCGCGTCATCAGGGTTGATGTTCAGGCTAGCACTAAGAAGTACCGCATCCATTGCGATGCTGCGGCTAAGTGCATCAGTGGTGCCCTTATCGGTGTACAGCTTGAAGCCGCAACCTACCTGCTGGCGCTGGAGCACATCTTCCACCATGCGGTTAGATAGTGCGCTGTCTTCGTTGGTGACGTAGACGGTAGCAGTACCGCTGCCATCAGCAAAGCCAGGGATGTAAGCGCGGAATGGCGCATACTGCCCAGCGGTTTGCCCGATGGTGGTTACGTCGATCTCAGCTCTAGAGATCTCAAAGCTCCATGACTGCACCTGACCAACGGCGGCATATTCGGCGTAAGCCACCTGAAACTCGTTAGGAGCTACGGCAGTGCCGTCATCGGTGATGTCAAGGATGG